GGCCGCCGTAGCCGATGGCGGTTATGGTCGTGTCGGCGGGGATGCCAGTGCCCGTGACACCTCCACCGACATACAGCCCGTCGATGTTGCCCACGGCGAGCAGGTTGCTGCCGCTCAAGGTGCTGACCTGCTTGGTGCCGATGGTGGCAGCGAGCGCGGTCATGGCGAAGGCCCCGGTCACGCCGTTCGTACTGACCACTGCGTTGGACAGTGAGCCGGCCGTGGCGCTGCCGTATAGCGGGGCGTTGGCCGCGGAAGCGGCCAGTCGGGCAGGAACTTGGCCCCGGACGGCGAACCAGCTGAGTGCCGCCGTGTCCGTGTTGGCGGACATGGAGATGCCGACCATGCCCCGCGTGGCAGCGAGCTGGCGCGTCGTGGCGTAGCCCGCTCCGATTCGCACCGCGTCGCCGATCTGCAAACTCGCCACACCGAAGGCGAGGATGAAGCCGGCTTCGCCGAAGATCGGATCGACGCCGACGATGACTTGCCCAGGGAAGGGCAGCGGAATGGTGCCAGCGGAGGCCGAGTCCCGGCCCAGGAACTTCTGCCAGTCAGACGTAGTCAGGACGATGGGCGTCGGGGGCGTGCCCAGGACGTTGAAGGAATTGGCGAACATTGAAGATTCTCCTGAGGGGTGGGTTGGCGGCGGCTTAGAACAGCACGCCCTGGAGCAACGCGTTGCTCAAGGTCAGGTTGCCGGCGAAACCGATCAGCTTCACCATCGCGTCCTGGTTGACGGACAGGCGCTCGCCGCCGATCGGCACCATGTTGCGCGAGCGGTGCGGACGGTACTTCATGTAGCTGGGGTTAATGAAGTACATGTGGTTGGCTGGGCAGCCGCCACCGACACCACCGTCGAAGATCACGTCAGCGCCCATGTACTTCAGGTTCATGAACCCAGCCTGGCCGGTGCTGTCGTTCGTGATGCGCTGGATCGCCTGGAGCGACGACCAGTAGAAGTTGAAAAACGCGTTGTCGGCGAGGATGAGGGTAGGCCGATCGGCGCCACGGCTGCAGCGCAGGTACAGCTGGTTCATGTAGGACTGGATGTTCGTGGCGCTGACCGCAGCGCCACCGTCCGTCACGCCGGAGAACTTCTGGTTGCGGAAGAACACCCAGTTGGCGCGGTTGATGCCGCCGACAGTGCCCGTGGTCGGGTTGTCCGCGATCAGGGCTTGCAAGCCGCCGATCTGGCGTCCGCCGTAGCCCGTGCCGTCGGAGTAGACGCCGAGGGAGACGTTGTTCGACATGGTGCGCATGGCGTTCTCGATCCGCCCTTCGAGCAGGTCGATGATCTGCGACTTGCCCGAGTTCTGCAGCTCCTCCAGCCCCGACATGGACACGGCAACCGCCGCCTGGGCAAAGTTGTACTCCGCCGCAGTGATGACGTCCGAGGGGGAGACGTTGAGCTGGTCGTACCCCGAGTACCACATGAAGGTGGCGTTCTCGTTGTAGTCCATCTCCTCGACGATGGTGCGGCCGCCGTCAACTGGCTTGATCCGGCCGCGCTTGCTGAGTTCCGTCAGCACCGCGTTGTTCTTCGTGGTGTTGTCCTGGAGCGTGTTGCTGCGGTTGCGCAGCGTGGTGGTGACGATTTCGCCCAGATTGGGTGATGGCATGGGATAAAACTCCGGTTTTAGCTGTCAAGCTCGCCGTCGAAGGCGGCTACGAGGGTGTCGCGAAGGGACATTTTGCCCGCATCGACTCGGACGGCACCTGGAGCGGAGCCGTTGACGGATACGGAGGCTCGCCGGGCCCGAGTGGCAGCGTCGCGGGAAGCCGCGGTCTGCTGTTGGTTGGCCCGTGCGATTTCGAGCTGGCGTGGCCGTTCGTGCATCCACGCTGCTTGCTTGTAGGCTTCAGAAAGATCGGCGGCTTTGCCGGCGCGGATAAGGGTTGCCATCGTGTCCAAGTAGCCAGGCTCTTGGAGGTAGATGTTGGCCGGATCAGCGACGAAAGTCTCGATTTCCGTGTCAACCTGCTGACGAGCATTGTGCGTCTCGGTGGCGCGGGTTGTCAACACCTCCCGCTCCAAGGCGTTGTGCCGATTGATCAGGTCCTCGTTGGGCTGGAGAGCCGTTGCCCCGACGAGGGCTTCGAGGGGGACGCCGAACGCGGCTGCGGTCTGGCGGAGGAGCACGACCTTCTGTTCAGGGGAGCCCTGGCGGAGAATGCGCGCGGTTTCGAAGAGGTTGCCCATGGCGGAGTGGAAGTTCCCGCCCTCCTTCTGCACCATGTCGGAGTAGGGGGCGAAGATACGCTGGGACTCTTCCCAGGACTTTGCCCGCTGGCCGTAGGTGGAGGCCAGCCGGCCGATGTTCGACTCGTACTCGTGGAAGGTCTCGCGGATCTCGGGCGGGAGCGTGGCCCACTTCTCGGCGAAGCGGCTTTTCAGGCGCTCGGGGATCGCACGCTCGGTCGGTGAGGCAGGCGCAGTGACAGCAGCCGTTTCCACAGCAGGAGTGTCTTCGGGGGGAGCGTCTTTGGCAGCTTGCGGTGCCCGCGGTGATCCGGCGGCTGGAGGTACCCCGGCATCTTCCGAAGAGTCTTCGCTCTCCGCGAAAGCAGCTTCCAGCCCGCCGCGAATAGAGGTGTCATTGGGTGCGTCCTCGTTGAGGGTGTCTTGGGGGTCAAGTTCAGGGGGCATGATAGGTCATCCGTAAAGGCGAGCGGCCAATTCTTCCCGCAAACCGCGGGCGGCTGTGAACTCCCGCTTCGGAGGCGATAGCCGCTCATTGCCGACCTCGATGCAGTTGTGCTCTCGGAGATGCGCCCGGTGCTGGGCGCGGGAAGTGATCTGGCTCCCGTCGATGGTGGACTTGTACGGGGCAATGTCAGGTATGACAAAGTAGAGCTGCGCCGCGGGCGCGTCAGCCGGCGTCCAGGTGCCGCCCAGGCAGTACCACTTTTGGCCGGCAATTATGACCGAATTATCCCCGGTCTTTTCGTGCAGCGCCCCCTCGATGAACACATAAGACTTACGAACCATCACACACCTCCCGGGGGTTGCTGAGCCGCACCGGCGGCTTGATCGAGGACTTGCTTCCCCGCGACGACTGCCATGATCTTGGCCTCGAGGTTCTGCAGGGCGAGGGCGAGGGTGGTTTTGAGTTCCTCCCGATCTGTCGCGGCCCCCTCGCGGAGTTGCACCCGAGCCATTTCCCCTTGCTGCTTCATCTGCTCCAAGGCCATCTTGACCTGTGCCTCGCCGGGCTCTTCTTGCTTCGGCTCGGCCAAGCGCTTCTTGATCGCGTCCGAGGCGTCCTCGATGGCGGATTCAAGGCTTCGAGCGACGGCGAACCCTCGCACGGTGAAGCGGAGCATCTCCAGCGCGACTGGGAACATTTCAGGGGCGATGGCCGCGACGTTCTTGATCGCGTTCATGAAGTTGGAGACCGTGGACATGAAGTCGTTCCGGCGATCCCGCTCCTGCGCTTCGTCGGGCTCCAGCATGGTGCCTTCCGCGACTTCGATGCGGTAATGGCGGAGCTTTTCGTCCTTGAGCATCTGCAGCGCGAGGGCGATGCGGTCGGGATGGGCGACGGCGTCTGCGATCTGGTCCGCGGAGGAGATGCGCTGGAGGGTCTCCGGGGAGTAGAGGTTGCACATGATCTCCGCTTTGATCTGCAGGATCGAGGTCATGAACTCGGAGACTTGCTGCTGGCGGGAGGACAGGCGGAGATTGGCGAACTTGGACTTGATCTGCTGCGCGCCGAGGGTTTCGGACGCCTTGGACGCTCCCCGGATGATATCAGCCATGCCGGTGAGTTCGTAGATGGTCTGCTTGGTCTGCTCTCGGGCGACGTAGAGGCCTTCAAGAACCTTGCCGATCATGTCCACGGGGAGGAAATCGGTGACGCCCTTCAGCCCGCCCTTCTCGGCGAAAGCGGCCCATGCGCTGACTGGCACCATGCGGTTTTCCTGCCCGGAGGAGAGCAGGTTCTGCAAGGCGGACTGCGAGGAGTCGTACACGCCCACAACGCGGAGTGCGGATTGGAGCAGGGAGATGCGGTTGGTGAGGTCGTCGAGTTCTCGAATCTGGCTCCGGTAGATGATGAAGTCGGCAACTGGGACGAGTTCGTCATTCGTCATCGTGGCGAAGAGGGGAGGCGGGCAGGGGAAGAAGCCTCGCAACTCGAACGGGTCGTCGACTACGTCCAGGGGCACGGCGACGCCCTTCACCACCCAGATGGCGCGCTTGGTGTCCTTGTCCCAGATTTCCCACACGGCGGCGCGCTTGAGTTCGGCGGGGGTGTCTCCGCTTTTGGTCGGCGTGTCGTTGTCGTCGGAGCCCATGGGGGAGGCCGGGTCGTGGGTGCAAGCGACTTCGGAGATGTCCCCGCCGAACCTGGCCATGGTATCCCGGAAGCGGGCCTCGAGCCGGTCCTTGGCGAAGTACACCCGACGGGCCACCCAGTTCACGTCCGCCCACACTCGGCCAGGGGCGTGGCGGAAGTCTTTCCAGTAGACGTAGTCTACCTTGGAACGCTCGTCAGCGACTTCCTCCACGGTTTCGGTCTGCATTTCGAGGGAGGTCTCGGAGGGGACTTCGACCTGCCGCTCGGAGAACTCGGCCTCATACCGCACCCAGACAACTGCTCGGCCTGGAATCAGGCGATCGAGCACGGCTGATTTCATCGTGGCGTGGAGTTCCAGCCCGCAGTCGATTTCGTACTGGAGCGCGCGCTGGAGGATGGTGGCAGCGAGGCGGCCGACCGGGTCCTGGTCATGGAAGCGGCGAAAGACCTCAACCTGCGGCCGGCGGGAGTACGTCGCGGGGAGGAGCGTGTCCACGTTGGACCAGAAGATGTTGAACTTGGCCCCTGCGTTGGCCGGCTGGTCGGTGTCGCCCTGCTGCCGGTAGCGCTTGGTAATGCGATCGCCGCGCTTTTCCCAATCTTCCAGCCCTTTGGAGGATTGGGAGAGGGAGGCCAGCCACCGGCGGGCGAGTTCTTCGCCTTCAACTCGGGCGTCAGGAGCGGCGGAAGTGTCGGGTGCGGGGAGCATTAGTAGTCTTCCATCTGGGCGTTGCGCTCGGCTTCTGCAAACAGCCGATCGAGGCATAAGTCGGGTTTTTCCTGGATTGGAGGCAGGTTGTCAATGATCCAGGGGCGGGACATGCAGCCATAGCGGATATCGTCGGGGCAGTGGTCCTCGGACTTGGTGTCCACGTCGTCGGGCTTCTCGGAGTCGGAGGGAACGGATTCCAAAGTCCGGATGGCGTTGTCGCAGTTGTCGAGGATGTAGAAAAGCGGCGGGGGGAGCGGGCCTTCGAAGTCATAAGCCACGCCGCCGTTCATGAGCTCGCGGACTTTATTCCAGCCCGTGATGCGGGAGTTGTCCGCTCGGCGAAGGAGCACCCCGTGGATAGCGAAAGTCTCCATAATGGAGGGCCCGCCGTCCTTTTTGAAGACTGACGGATCGGCAGCGATGTAGGATAGGCGGTCCTTGCCGATGCGGCGAAGAATGCCGTCGGCGACCTGGCCCGCGTCGAGTTCCAGACCCTCATCGGGCTTCCCATTCCAGCCATACCACTCCCGGTAGCGGACAAGGGCACCGCGCGGGAGCCCCCAGGTGCCGTCGGACACCGCCCACATGCCGAAGGAGAAGGGCTTGCGGTAGCCCCAGTCGAAGGAGCCGAAGCGCAGCGCGTTCCGGGGGATGAGGGAGGAGAATTTTGCCGGGAGAACGTGCCGATCGACGGAGAACTGGGTGAAGTAGGCACCCACGGGGGCGGTCCAGTCACCGCGGAGCCAGGCCTTGACCAGGGCAGCGGGGCCGGAGGTGGCTAGGTTGGCGACGTACTCCGCACCGTTTTGGAGGAGGAGTAGGTTGTCGGTGAGCTTGGAGGGGATGAACACCCGCTCGCGGATCATGGAGGGGAAGCCCTCGACCTCGATCAGGTCTTTGAGGATGATGTACCCCTGGGGGGCGGGTGTGATGTAGCGGTCTTTGACCCAGCCGTGACCGGGGCCGCCTGGGTTGCCAGTGAGGCGGATGCCGCAGGGGACGCCCTTGGCCGAGCGGAGCGTGGCGAAGAGCTTCTTAATCGGGGCGAAGGAGGGGAAGTTGGTCGCCTCCTCGATGTAAACGCGGGTGTAGGAGTGGCCTTGGTAGGACTCCGCGTCCTTGTCTTTGTCAAGGTAGCGGAATTTGAGCCGGGCCCCGTTGGCCATGACCCAGGTGGATTTCTGGGCGTTGTACTTGGCGCCGAGGGGCTCGAAAAGCTCCCGCGTGCGAGCGATGACCTCGTCGAGTTGTTTCTCCTCCCGGCGGAAGAAGATGCCGTTAGCGGCTGGCCCCCATTCTTGCGAGTGCTGAAGCCAGTCCCCAATCGAGGCCTCGGTTTTGCCA